CATTGAATAACTCGGCATCGTATGCAATCTTTGCTTTGAGTTCTTCGTAGGTTTCGTAGGCGTTTATATTTTTGAGTTTGGCTTCGGCTTTTGCAATCTCCTCCGTGCTTGAACCAAATACCTCCGTACCTATTCCAGCAACATAAGATGCTTTTGCAGAAACAATGGCATTGTGCTTGGGTGATTTATTGAATAGTTCAATTAGGAAATCAGGATAGAGATTGTCAGCACCAAAAGTCACGAATCCCTTTGCTTTGTTCTCTTTGAAAACAGGCAGTTTGTTATCGTGAAAGTTTAATCTTTGGAATATCATCTCTATCAAATAGCAATCAATCTTTTTTGTTTGAGAACTTGTCAATAGATGTGAATCCAAGACAAGCAATCACGATGAATTCCACCGCAGTCACCAACTCTGGAGAAGGTACGATATCAGCAGGGCTAAGAGAATTATGAGCCATTGTAGCAAACAAAACAAAAGCACCGATAATGCCCACGAATCGTTTTGATGACATCTCTCCTTTGTCACCCGTGAAAATCTCTAATAGTTTTTTCATAAATCTTTGCTTTCTAAAAGTGTGTAAGTGAATGAATTGCCGTGCAAGGTGGCAGCCTTTTTGACTAAAGCCATAAACTCGTCAAAATCTGCTGACTTTTTGAACACCTGACAACCTTCACTCCAATTCTCAACATAGGTTGAATCTGCACCAGCCTTGTGGATGTTGATTCCGTAGATGCCCTCTGTGATCAACTTGGTGTCGTAGGTCATATCCTTGTTGGCATCACGATAAACCTTCACGGGTTTGGCTTGTTTTAACGCTTCGTATTTGCCTTGATGCAATCCGATTGCGTGTGAACCACGATATTGTCCGGGAACTAAACGAGCAACGCCTTGAGCATTGTGAAATTCCTTCACTCCCTTTGTGCCTGGATCAGTTGTCGCAGCCCATTTCTTAAAATGCCACACATCACCGATTTTGTAACTGACGGTTAACAAGTCATCAAAGACATTTGTCACCTTGCTTCCAGTATCCGAATTGCGAATCCCAATGATGTTCAAGTTGTAGTCACCTGATTCAAAGAACTTGTAGTTCTTCACCTTCATTGCTGCCTTAATTTTGTCTATCATTTGCCTTGTCCTTTATATGGTTTGGAACTCTTGTGTTTGTTCTTGTGCTTGGTGTGTCTCCTCAATTTGTTTTTTGGTTTCACACGGAATGTTGATGTGTTTACTTTGGCTGCCATAGGTAAACTCTAAAGTATTCAAAATCTTCTTTCCCTCCTTCGCTCACATAGTTCAAATATGCATCGTAAATCACTCCCTTGAATTGAATCTGTTGTGTCGTTGTATCAAGTCCAGCACCCACCATCTTGACTGCAAAAACCTCAATCTTCTCCTCCATCTTTTCTACCTTCTCCTCCGCTTTGACAACTGCCTCTTTCAATTCTGCTTTCTCCGCCACCTTCTCCTCCACCATCTTGTCACTCATCTTGTGTGCCTGTGCAGTTGCAACCGATGCCTCTTGTAGATGACTGCTAATTTTCTCAAGCATCAATTCCACCTCATCCACTGGAACGGCTTTGGTCTTAGGCTCTGGCACTGCAACAATGGCAATGCACAAACAAGCTGCAAAAATCAAAGTAAAGTGTTTCATAATTTTCTCATTGTATTCATTATACGGATCTCGGTAATAGCAGCAGCCAATGCACTATCGGACTTTTTGAGAGCATACGACAAGCGGTCAATCTTCAAATCCAACGCATCAATCTTTTGGTTGCTCTTTTCAATCTGTTCCTTATAGCCCGAGCGAAGGTCAACATACAAATAGCTAACAGCCAACAGCATACAAAAAGCCACGGCAGCAATCGGATTCTTACGAAATTGCTCAAAGGAAACAGGAATAGGTGAGGGGGTTTTTTTAGCGGTGCTCATTAGTATGGAAATGGGGGTGGAGGTGGTGGTGTGTATTCGCCTTGTGGTAAGGTTAAAACCCAAGCGTATTGTGATGATTGAACCAATGGGATATCTTGCTCGGATAGAAACAAAAACCAAACTCCATTGATATCGGCAACGCAATTGAAAAAAATATCAGTTGCAAAGTATTGCCCTTGAATCAATTCTTTTTGTTCGGGTGTTAGAATGTATCCTATCATACTTGGCGTGATAAAGTTGTTTGAAACGCTTGTACTGCGGTGTAAAGGTTTGATTCTTCCGTGTCCGTTAACCCGTCACCTATGGAGGCAAAAGATATCCTGGCATTATCAGGACGAAAAACAACACCTTGCAAATTTAATGCTCCAATCCAAATAGGATGTGTATTTGGCAACCCTGTACTTGAAATTGAATATGTTTGATTTACAGAATTACCTTTATAATATTTAAACGTACTACTGTTTATTCTGGATACTGCTATAAATCCGTTTACATTACTTGTTTCGCTTCTTGTCGTCACCGTTTGTGTATTTACGTTGTTATAAGAATTTGTTGAATCAAATCTTGCTCCAATAAAAAGGTCAATAACATTGGCTCCCCTCACTCCAATGTTAAATGCTGAATTTTTCACATTTGTACTTGCGTAATACGACAAGTGCGTAGAATCTTGAGAAGCAATAGAAACACTTGGAATAAGTGTCGTATCCATATACGCACTCGTTCCATTTGGCGTTACCCCCGTACTTGCAAAAGTCCAACCGCTTGTAAATGTACCCGTAAAACTTGACGATTTTAAGTTCTGCGCACACGCTGCCGCACTTGCCCCTACCATTGGATAAATGGCTTTCATTGGTGTCCAAGTTCCATCAAGTTTCATTTGAACTACTAAAGTATTAACAGCCGTTTTTTCAGTCGCAGAAAGTGAACCTCCAGCAGCAGTAACTCTATCAAAAAATGCTTGTGCATCGGCATCAGTATCACTCACCTCTTGACTACCTATTAACCCCAACTGGGTAGGCAATTGCCCAGCGTATAATTTGTCACCAAACAACTTCTCATTAAACCCACGCATTATACCAAAGTCAGGCATCAATAATCTCCTTTGATTGCAAATATATTAACACCCACCGCAGTTGCAACCGTAGTTCCAACCTTCACAACTTGCCCAGCTTTTAATTGTAAATCACTATAGGCAGTCACCGCCCTTTGTGATGTCACCGTAGTTGATGCTGTAATCGGTGCAAGTGCAATCTCATCATACAACTTGAAATTTGCACCACTTGAATCACTCACAAAAATCAAAACCAAAGTTGCGGTATTTGTTCCAGCAACCTTCGCCCCTATCTGCGTGATTTTTGTGCCGTTTGTGGCAGCGGTTAAAAGTGTGACGGTGTTTGTCATTGTAGCACCTGTTCTATCGGTCGTTGCAGTCGTAACCGTTGCAATAGCGAGTTCAGGTGTTAGTGCGAATATGGGTGATGTATTTGCTGCCATAGTTTAGTAGTTGTAAAATAGGTATAAGTCCCCACCCGTTGAAGGTGGAATGTTTAAGTTTGTCAAATTGCTTCCGTCAACCGCTGGAAGTTTAGCAGATGCATCCAACTTCACAAGCTGAGATACTCCATTAAATGTGTTTCCTTGCGTTGTAACGGCAGATGATAGGCGTGAATCACTCAATGTGCCACTTGCAATGTTTGAAGCGTTTGTGGTGTCTACATCTGCCACATTAGTCAACCCCACTTGTGCTTTTGTGGTGGCGTGTGGATTGCTTGTGTTAGATGTGTGTGATGTAAGCGTTGAAAGGTTTGCAGTTATTTGAGCTTGTAACTTCCCAAATGCAATCAATACCGAATCAGTTGCAGAGATCACCGCATTTGTGACAAGTGAAAGACCAGTCAAGATGACCGCCCTCACTCGTGCTGATGTGTGATACTCGTTTGTTCCTTCGCTGATGTCGGTGGTTGTCAATACAACTGCACCCGTCTTTGTGTTTACCGATTGAACATTCCCTTGTGATGCGATGGTGATGGTTTGAAGTGCATCGTCAAAGGTGATTGATGTGTTTGAACCAGCCAACAAAGATGCTTTGACTTTAGTGTAAACACGAGTATTGGTGAAATATAGATTTGTACCTTCAGCAAGGTTTGTCGTTGTACTGGCTTCCAATACACGCTGACCGATGTTGGCAAGGTTTGTCCGCTTTGTGACATTCTCGGAATAGTCAACGATTGGAATACTATCTTGATTGACATCAATAGTTCCAATGGAATCAAGTTGTGAAATTTTCTTGTTAGACATAACTTTCTATCAAACGACCTCCATCCTCTTGGAGCAATAAAAATGAATCCTCAGTTAATAAAAAAGCAGCAGTCAACGCATCTACTTCATAGTTTTTCTTGACATCATCCACATTGCGAACAAAGCCCATATCACGATTCGTGGTGAATGTTTTCTTGGTGAGTGATACTTCGTGTTCAACGCCCATATCACGATTCGTTGTGTAGATTTTCTCGCTCACGATACCTGATAGAATAACTCGTTGTTTAACAATGGCAGAACTTTCAATAACCCCGTTTCAACCAACTCATCAGCCAATGAAGGATTCAAGTTGTTGGAAGAAATCTGAGCGTAGATATTGTACTCGTGTTCACCGACCTCCAATGTTTTGGCATCGGTTGCACCTTCATCAAAAAGAAACTTGTTGTATCTCTCCTTGAATGTGCTGATGTCGGTCAAAATAAAGTTCTTGACTGCATCGGTTTGACGGCACTTCATACTGAATAGAAAATACGGGTTTGCAATCGTGACTTTTTCAGTCAAGGTCACATACCAATACTCGGAATCTTGTTTGGTTACCTTCAACATCTCTACAAAATAGCGAGAGTAAAAATATGTAACAAAAAAGGGAGAGCAATTGCCCTCCCTCTTCGACCTATGAAACAAGAATCAATTAGATACCCAAAGCGGTAACAACTGAACTTTGCAATTTGTAAGGTGCTTCAGCCTCAATTGCTGAAAGAGTAACTTCATAACCGTTACTATCGCCCATAGCAGTACCGGTGTTTGCAACCATTGCAGTCACATCACATCCGTACTCCTTGCCGACCAACCAATACTCATCGTTGTTGT